GACAAGCCCGGAGCTGTTGACAGTCGCTTTCGATGGATCAGAACTCGACCAGGTAACCCCAGCGTTGCTGGCATTTGAAGGCTGCACATTCGCGGTAAGCTGAATTGTACTTCCTACAACACCTGAACTGTTGCCTGTAATGCTGATTGAGGTTACAGGAACCACGGCCGCCGTAATTGTAAGACCTTTACTTGCACTTACATTGCTGCCGTCTTGGGCCGTGGCGGTGATGGTAACAGGCCCTTCAGCAATAAGTGTGACAAGCCCGGAGCTGTTGACAGTCGCTTTCGATGGATCAGAACTCGACCAGGTAACCCCAGCGTTGCTGGCATTTGAAGGCTGCACATTCGCGGTAAGCTGAATTGTACTTCCTACAACACCTGAATTGTTTCCCGAAATTTCAATAGAAGAAACTGGTATAGTAGAAACCTCTCCTATTGAAATTACAAATGATCCCACCACCCCGCTTCCGTCATGTGCGGCGGCGGTAATTTCAACTAATCCGGTTGAAATTAATGTAATAAAGCCATCACCGGCAAAAATTGCTTTTGAGGCATCTTCGATTCCCCAATTGAAATTTTTATTGCTCGCATTCGAAGGGAAAACCGTGGCTGTAAGCTGGATGGTATCCCCAACATCGCCCATGTCACTTCCTGCAATTTGAATAGACTCTACATAAACCAATGTTCCAAAATCTAAAGTCTCTCCGTATGATGTTCCTACCTCGTTTTTAGCGTAAGCACGTACATAATAAGTTGTATTTGGATTAAGATTTGAAATGTCGAAACTAAATTCACCAAGATTGGGGCCTAATAGTTTAACTTTTATTGTATTTGTACTAAAACTTGAGTCAAGGCTGTATTCTAGTCCTTTTTCAATTATTATACCGTTTCCGGCTGAAATCACATTTACACCCAATTCTGCGGTTGTATAACTAACCGAAGTTGGGTTTATTGTAACGACAGTAGGCAATACAATAGCAGGAGTAATTGTTAACTCTTTACTACCACTCACTCCGCTTCCGTCCGTGGCCGTGGCGGTTATCGTTACGTTTCCTTCTGCTAGTAATTCTACATTACCGTTTTGATCAACAGTCGCTTTTGATGTGTCTGAACTCGACCAGCTCACAACTTTATTCGTCGCATTTGTGGGCAATACGATAGCGGTAAGCTGTATTTGACTTCCAACTTCGCCGCTATCGTTTCCTTCAACGATAATTTCTTCAACTTTGATAATTTTTCTTGGAATGTATATTACGTTTGTCATTTTATACCTCTTTCAACGCGTAAATCTGATTATTTTCTGAATAAAAACTTTGTCCGCCAATAACAATTTTTAGGCGGCTATTGTACTTTGTAAATGAAAAGATCTTTTTATTGGCTGCACTTTGGCCTGTTTGATTAACCGCGAACGCTGTCCAGTAATAGGTTCCATTTGGTAGCGCATCTATGACTTTTGTAAAATCAGCAAGCGAATCACAGTTATAAATAGTTCCTCCTGAAAGGTCAGCATTTTGAGAAACAATAAATCCTTGTGATGTCACCGACTGCCCTCCATTGTAAAAGACATTGCCAGCCAGTTGAATTTGATTGTTATTGATAATATGTGCAGCTAAAGAAAGCACAGTTGGCGCGGCGAAGAAATTTACACCAGGCAAATCAAAACTTAAAACGTCTGATATTGAATTCCAGCCAAATCCAATAAATCGTCCGTTTTCTGGAAGAAAAATTTCATTAACTGGATTGCTTAAATTGATACCGTTATTTTTATAAACCTGATACGCTGCTACAGTTCTTTGACCAACATTTTCAGATAATGACCAGTTGTCAACATCTGAAATATCAATGACATAAATATAACCACCTGTATTTCTAGCTTCAATTAAATAATTACCAAAAATCAATGAAGCATAGCTCTGATTACTATCATTTTGCGTTGAATGGAGTTTTAGCAATTTAGTTACTTTCATGTCTGATTTCCTGATAGCGCAAGTACCCCACCCATATCCAAACGATGCCGTGTTTGCAGGTGTATAAAGTTCTATTCCAATAAATAAATGACCGGCTGTCTGACACATATCATCAGTCATTTTTGGAACAAATGCTTTAGATACAAAAGTCATGTCTGACTTTTGTATCTTATGTATTTCGTGTTGACCATTGCTTGAACTAGTTCCAAAACCTATGTATAAAAACTCATTATCAACAACCATTGTGTGTGGTTCAATTGTTGTATCTGAAAGGTTTGGAGTTCCTAAATAATAGGTATTTCCTAAAGAATATGTTGTCGATACATTAAATTTTTCAGCCGACGAAAATATAGATACATCAACTTTATAAATTTTACTTGCCGAAACATATACATATAAAAAACTTCCGTCGGTACAACTTGGAAATCCGGCGCCGGTATATTGCACATTAGTTTTCCAGACTTGATAATCGTCAGTAGCTAAGCTAAATTTCACAAGATAAGCGTAACCACCAACCGGGGCAAAAGCTAACGTATATAGAAAGTCTCCAATTCGTACTAACGAATCCATATTGCACAACTTCAGATTCGACATATCCCCGTATATATTAATAAGTGAAAATGCGGTAGGATCAGCAATAAGTACTTTTACAATTGAACAGTAATTTGTATTATTCGCAACATCGCCGCGAGATGATCCATAGATTGCGGAACTGGTTGCACAGCTTCCATGTATGTAACGCCCAGCCATCCCGGAACTTTGCAAGGTTGAATATGTATTTGCAACGACTTTTGTTGTTGTTGTCGCGGAGTTTAAAAAATAATGTGTGTATGTTGTGCTGTATTGATAAATTTTTGTTCCTTGATAAATTACCCAACTTTTGATAATAAAATTTACATCAGAAGTCAGTGCCGAAACTGTATTTTCAACACTGTTTTCAAAGCTGAATAACAAATTTGAACCTGATGAATCAAATACATCACATCCAAATTGACTGCTTTCGTCTGTTGTTAACAATTTTATTGAAAATGATGATGAATTTATACGTTCACAAGAGTGAACACATTGATTATTTGCATAATAAAATGTAGGAACTGCAACGTTTCTCAATTCTGGATGCTCAGTTCCTATTTGCCAAGTATTTGTAAAATCCCATCCTGCATAGGACGATTCGAGTAAACAATTAGCATCCGTCAATCCCGTTTCTGCTCCAGCAATTTCAGTAGGAGTGTTACTTGTAATTTTTGATTTTTTAAAATAATTATTTGCTATCCCGGCCGAATTACTATCGTTGTTAAACACACGTGCGCTAGGGTAATTTGGTGTATCTATGTTTCCTGTGAAAAAATTGTTTTTTAGTTCAGTTGTTCGAGCAGCAACAACTGCATAACCAAGCTTTGAATATAAACTTTTTATAATAAATAAATTATCCTGTATGTACCCACCTGAATTTGCTGAATTTATTAATGCAAACTGACTTGTATTTATTGCCTTATAATCTTTAAAAATAGGTATCTTAATTACATTTTGAAAAATTTGACCTCCGTTAAAATTGTTAAATAAATAACCAGTAAATGCAGAATACGACTGCAAAATTACTGATTCTAAATTGAGCACATTTAAGTAATTTTTCTTAAAGATAAAAGTTGATGCAGTGCCTTGTATCAACTTACCAATTGCCAAATACAAATTAAAGTAGCAATACTCGATTGTGCATTTGACGGTTGGAAGTATATAATTGTATTTCCCTTCAATTACTAGATTATTAATAATACAAGTGCTATCTAGCGTTATTGAGTCGCTAAATAAGTATGTACTATATACAAAAGTTAAGCTAGGATTAACAAAAACTTTAACTCCCGTAAAAACAAAATTTGATAGTGTGATAGAACTACTCGAATTAAAAATTGTAAATCCTGAACTAGACCCTGAAACTCTTGTAATGTAAAACTCTATATTTTTAAAATAAGTATTGCTTTTTATATAAAATCCGTTAAATGATGCGCCGCGCATGTTTTGTAATTTGTGACTTCCGCCATCTAAATTACATCCAAAATTTGCAAGCGAAAAACTATCTGTTGCACTGAAATTTAAATCATTCATTAGCAAGAAATAATGACTACTTGTGTAAGCAACATCATTCATTTCCTGAAATTGCGCAATTGTTGTTATTTGGTACGGATCAGCTTGTGTCCCGCTTCCTAGTCCTGAGTATGCCATGTTTTTTTTAAAATTCTAATGTTGTTGAAATTGAAACCGCATTGCCATTGACCGTAATTGCACCGGTTATATCTTTTATACTGCCATAGTCTTCAGTAAGCCCATATTCAAGTGAAATTAAGGCATCCTGATTCTTTGTGTCAATAGTCGCCGCTACATTAAATGCGCTATCAGAAGTTCTTGTAAATGATAAGTTTGATACAGTAGGTGTGATAATAGCCGCTTCAATAGTTAATTGCTTTATTCCGATCACCTCGCTTCCGTCGCTGGCCGTTGCTGTGATCGTTACCGATCCGGCCGCAATCAACGTCACTAACCCGGTTGAACTTACAGTTGCTTTCGATGTGTCGGAACTTGTCCATGTCACAGCCTTGTTAGTTGCGTTTGCAGGTAGTACTGCTGCACTAAGCTGTATTGTATTACCTTGAACACCAACCGAATCACCTAAAATTGAAATAGATGAGACGGCTATGTTTGATGCAGTTATTGTCAATGATTTAGTGCCTGTTGCAGCTGAACCATCGCTGGCCGTAGCGGTAATGGTAACAGGACCTTCAGCAATCAGCGTGACAAGTCCTGAAGAATTTACCGTCGCCTTGCTCGTATCCGAACTTGTCCATACTACTGTTTTATTTGTCGCATTCGAGGGCGTAATTAATGCAGTTAATTGAATTGTATTTCCTGCGACGCCGGTGCTGTCTCCTGTGATTGAAATTGTGGTGACGGGTATTTGTTCTGCCGGGGCTGTATCAATATTCAATTGCACAATAATTGCCGAAGGATTTCCGGTATATACTGTACCCCAGCTAATTGATAGCTCGTCGCCGACCGCAACTTTATTGTTCCCAGTTGCAGGTGTTTCAATTGTATTAGTTGTTGCTGAAATTGCGGAAATGCCTGTTATTTCAGTTCCGTTTTTTAGAAATGAAATTTCAAGTGTGCCATCATCAAGTTTTAAAACACACGAAGTTATTGTAAAAGCATAGAGCGCTTTCAATAAAAGAACATGGCTATCTGCCGTTCCCGCCTCAATGTCTCTGTATTCCGCGCTAATCCATGTAGGTTGTGTTTCAGCATTTGGAATTTTATAAAGTTGAATCCAATCTGTGTCGCCAACATATCGCTGACATAGATACCCGGAAACGACAGCCATTTGTATTTCACGCCCGTCAGTTCCATCATCATAATCCACTCCTTTTTGAGGAGTAATGCCGTGAAGAGAATCCAGCCACTGAATCTCAGTCCCAGCGTACCCATGCGCAACTGCTAGCTCATAAGGGGTTTTACCATTATTCCCCGGTGTTCCAATTCCTTTAAAACTCCCATATTTATCAAAACATCCTTCCAAAGTCCAGGTATCTCTTACTGATAGAGTTACTGAAGCAATTATTACGTAAACGCCATTGCTGTTGATTCTTATAGTTGCAGTAACAGCAACTGAATCGGCATTAAAAAAATTCAACGATTTGATAATTCTCCGAACCCCTTCATCAGGCCCCGGCACAGCAACAACGGCGGTTGTTCCATCTGTTTTTATATGACTTTCGCCTTCAGCAAATACAGTTCCGTTATCTGCCCAAGCTGCAACTACATCACAATCGGCAGTTACTTTTGCTGATTGCAATACAACTTCAATACTTTGATTTGTTGTAAGAATGATTGTTTTCATGCTTAAGAGATAAACCAGGCGTATGCCTGTTGTGGTGAATTTATTGCTGCTTTCTTTAATTGTATGCGCGCAAAGCCATCCTCTTCGGTCGAATCAACATCTGTTGCTTTTAATTCAAAGTCACTATCGCTTAAATAAGCAGGCGAGCTTGTTAATGCACCTGCGTCATCAATTAACTGAACTGTTTTTGTTGTGTTAACGGTTTTTGCTGATTTTTCAGTTGCATTTTTAAGCGGATCGATAACAATTAACGAGGTTGTATTTTCAACAATCAATAAATCAATGTTATTGTCAACTTGTTCAACGTAGTTGCCTTCACACGCCTGCGTATCATCATCATACGTCAAAGCCGTTTCGACAAATATTTTTCCGGGTATATTGACATCTTCAACAACAATAATATCAACAGGAATTATGTCGCACAATTTTGCTTTAAAAACGTAACGCGGGTTTATTGACTGTGCAGCCAGATTACGAGCTATAAATTCAGAAAATGAATATAAAGTGGTAGCCCCCGGATAACCCCAGGCGTGGGTTGTTTCACCATTTGCGCGCTGTATTCCGCCGTTAAATATAATTTTGTTGTTAACTATTTCAGGATAATCACCTATTTTGAGCGTAATTTCGTCGGGTACTGCATTGTTATTTAAATCATTAATTACTTTAATTTCCCGCTTTGTTGGATATTCTTCGGCCTGTTCGTCGAGGATATTCATTTTCACACCTGTAAAACACGATCCTGAAATCTGCGAGCGATCGGTATAAGGCACAAATAAATCAATACGCAAATCGCCTGAAATTGGTAACCCTGCTACACTGGCTTTAAATGTTTCAAAATTATCAGCTATTTTTTGAAATGGAATTGCCGTAACTTTATCATATGTATTATAGTACTTCCCGGTTTTTCCTGAAGCATGCGAAACTTCAAGATGTGATTTTAGTGTTAGCATTAAATCAGCATCATTAAATGGAAAATTATCCGTAAAATTTTTCCAGATAAATTCTGCTGAAGTTTCGTCAGTCCAGGGCTTGTAACGCAAATAATAGTTTGCATTCTCATTATGTAGCGTAATTCGCATAAACATGTAGCACGAATATTTTGTGCCCATTAAAGCAAATTTAGTTTCAAAAGTTACCTGCGAGGTTGTTTGATTGACGGGCAATGTTTTACGGATAAATTTCGTTAACTGTCCATATCCGCCGTCATTAAATCGGCCTGGGTATTGCTGCCCGTACAAGTAAACAAATTTGTCACCATCATCGTTTAAAGACTGTTGAACTGGCGTTATATTTATATTTTCCCAGGTAGCAAATTTTGCAAGTTCAGCGTTATAATCAACAAACGAACCGTTTGAAAGCACATTTGCTTTGTACCCAAAATCCTGTGTTAGACGTAATTGTTTAATCGCAGCAATTACGTCTAAATTAGCTTCGCCTTCCTGCCAAAAATCGGTATAAGTAATCGGTTTTTGATTGATTTTTTTGTTTGATACTACGTGCCAGGCTCCGCCGCGTTGGTAAATCCTGCAATTTACAGCAACTTGCTGAAGGACATCAAAACAATTCATTTCTGCAAAATCAATTGTATTGATCAAATGACTTTTGTAATCTGTTGAAGTTTCATCTAAAAAATTGATATTAAAATTAATCGATAATCCAAGACCGGTTAATTCTAACAAATCAGTAATAATTGATTCAATTGTTCTAAATTCATCAATTGCATCAAAATCAATATTTTTCAAAAATCCTAAATTGTCATAAGCTGTAAACTGGCAAGGGTAAGGCGTAGCAGTCAGCGGTTCATTCCAGGTGTCCGGTTCAATAAACCATTTACCAAAAACAACACCGCCCTTTTTAATTTCAACCAAATGCTTTTTAGCATCAGCCGAAAATAAATTCAAAAATTCGAAATCAATTTCGGCATCGAGGTAAACGGTAACCGAAGAGCCATAAATGCAAGGCGGCAAAGTGTCGTTGCTGCCCTGGTCGCCCCATTCGGCTTTAAATGCCGCAGGAGCATAACGAACGTCAGCAGTGCCGGTATAGTCGCGCCGATAAATATTGATTTGCGTCAACACTTCATTGCGATCTTTATATTCAAGTCGATATCTTAAACCGTAGGCCATTGCTTAATAAATTATGAGTTATTAGTTACCCGTGCGTTTGTTTGCTTTTGCTTCGAGTCGTTTTAGGTATATGCGCATTTTATCGCCATCAAAATCAAGGCCCGGCTGAAGGATAATGTTTGCCGATCCACCGCCGCCTATTATAGCCTGAAGTTTTGAAAGTGGTGCGATAATTTCGGGGTTGCTGCGGGCGCCAGGATATTCGCCCATCACGCCCATAGTAGGGCCGTACACAATACCACCGTCGGCAAAAGCGGGGATAGCCGCAAAGGCTGACATTACTCTACCAACCGCTAACGCTATAAAAGCCGGGCCAGTAAAAGCGGCGAGAAAACCAGTACCCAAGGCGCTTAAACTACCCTGTTCGATAGCATAAGCGACAGATGATGCCATTGCCATAGCAATTATCTGCGTAACTAATTCCCCCATTTTTCCGACAAAACCTTCCATCCCATGTGCAGCGAGGCCAAAACTGGCCACAACGCTTTGCCCAATTGCCGCAAATCCATTGCCAACAGCTTGACCTATCATTTCAGATTTTTCTTTTAGCTTATCAAATTCTTTTTTGACACGCTCCATATTCTTTTGAAAAATAGGCATGTTCTTTTGCATGTCTTCAACATCAAGCTTTATAGGAACTTTATAACCTTCCAGATTATTTTGTTTGATAAATTTTGAATAGGTATCGGTTAAATTTCCGGCTGAATTGTCGGTTGAATTAGTATCGAACATTGGCGATTGCTTTGAAATGAGCATGGTAAGCTTCATTTTTTTAACCCCTGTTTGCTCATCGGCATACAATTCTGCAATCGACTTTTTCAGCTTTTCGTTCTCCTGAATACGGTATTCAATTGCTGCAACTTGTTTGTAATGTGCAATTACACCTTCTTTATTTGTTGCTACTACTTTAGCTTCATCTTCGTTTAGTGTTTTAAGCTGATCGGAAAGCCCCCCCAAACTAGCTTTTTTCAAATTAGCAGCATCGGCATTTTTTTTCTTTTGTTCTTCAGCAGCTTTTTCCGAATCAATTTCTTTTTTGTACTCCGATGGCAATTCTTTTAACGTTTGCTCATATACCTGAAGCGTTTCGCGCAAAAAATTGATCCGGTCAACGTGTTCTTTCCCAAATAGAACATTTATAAAGTCAGTGTTCGAAAGTTCGGCGTTAAGTTTCCCCTGAGTTTTTTGAATCCATGATTTTAAATCAGTAAGATTCGTCTCAATTTTCTTTTTTGCCTCTTCTTTATCTTTCGGAAGATCACCAATAAAATCGCTTATAAGTGAATTCTTTCTATCCTGTACCGACGCATCACCTTTTACAAGTTTGTTTGTGCGTGAAAGCAGGTCATTGAAAAATGAGATAACACCGGACATCACTCCGCTGCTCTTTGAGCCCATCGAGTTCATTAGCGCATCCCAATTGTCTTTTAAGTTCGATATTTCTCCACCTAAAGTTTTAGAAATCGAACTCATCGAACCCTGAACACCATTTAATTCGCCAAGGCCAAGAATGTAATTTTTTATTGCTGCCGAATTATTTTCAACTGTTGTTTTTTGCTCTTTGAAGGTGAATACAACCTTGTCGCCTGAAGCCTGTGCTTTAATTCCAAACTCCTTTAGGCGTTCGTATTCGCCTGTTACAGCATCGGCAACGGCTTCAACAAGCTGGTCAAAACCTTTACCAACGCTGGAGGCCAGATCGCCATATTTGACCATCTCAGCCATATTAGGCTTCAACCCGTAATTTGTCAGCTTGACGTATGCTCCGGTAAGCTCATTCAATTGAAACGGCGTAGTAGCGGCAAATTTTTGAAGCATGCCCATGGCTTCAGCCGATTTACGTTGACTGCCCAACGATGTGGTTAAAACGGCCTCATACTTTTCAAACTCCGATCTTACATCAATCATATTGCCAATAACCAATTTTGCGCCAGCAGTAACAGCCGCAAAACTACCAAGGGCTAATACTTGTTTGCCCATATCGCCGAAAAAACCATCCATCTTGCTTTTCGACGAACCGACGGAACCATCCATTTCCTTCAGCTTTCGTTCGTTTTGATCGATAGTCTGTATGAACTGGCGGTTATTACCAACAAAATCAAGTATGTATTTATAGGTGTTTGCCATTTTTTATACTGAAGGTTTGAATGACTGAAGGATTTATTTATTTAATTTTCAAATCCTCACATCTTCAAATTTTCAAATTATTTGTCTTTCCACTTTTCGGCTATTCGCTTCGCCCTTTCCGGGTCTGGTTTTACCTCTTTTTTATTGCGTTTGTCGCCCGGTAATTCAAGCAAATCCATTACGCTCAGTTGTTTGTCTTCAGGAGGGCACAGGGTGCGCCAAATTTGCCATCGCGCCACCTGCCAGGCTGTTAATTCGGCCTGATCACGTTCTTTATTAATCTTGTCAATAAACGCTTCGTGAGCTTTCCGAAATTGGTAAGGGGTGAGCGACAAATACGTTTCGTAACTTATCCCCATTACTCCGGTAGCCAACGCAATCTCTTCGTCAACCGACATTATTTCCCCGGTTCCGGCAACTGAGCTTGTCGAAGTTCCGGGGCTTGCAGGTTTTTTGGTTCGTCAGTATTTTGAGTGGATTCTTCTGATAACCTGATCTCTGAAAGTCTCAAAAAAACATCTTCAACATCGGGCTCCGAGTTGTCAATAAATTCCTCAAAACTGTCGGAAATTGGTGTACTTGCCCGTTTAGCGCAATCAACAAGGTTATAATAGATCAATGCCAGTGTGGCGGTTGTTTTGCCCTCTAACACGTCCTGAGTAGTAAAACCAGCATTCTCGAAATTTACCCGACCTCTGTTTGTTTTGTAAAAAGGAAAGGTCTGTCCTTTGTATTGTAAAGTTGTACGTGGCTCCATTTGAATGATAAATGATGAATGATAAATGATAAATTGTTGTTGCGGGTTACAAGTTGCAGGTTGCGGGAAAACCCGTAACTCGCAACTCGTAACTCGTAACAAATTAAGGCGCTGCAACAGTTTCAACAGTTACGGCCAGCGAATTTTCGAAAGTAGCCGTCATCGTAGAGTCTTCGCCTTTTTTGTCGTTGCGACTTACTTTTGTAATAATGAAATTGCCTTTTTCGTATTTGTCGCCAGCCTGTTCAGCTACTTCGGCAGCTCCGGCAGTTACATCAGTAGCCGGACGGCCCGAGTATTTCAACATCACTTCGGTTCCTGCAAGTTGCTTTTCGCGAAGCGTAAAATAGTTAAAACCCGTACCGGGATAAGTAGCCAATGCCGAAACATTGATTGTAGTTGTTTGCTCACCTGCACGTTTTTGAGCCGATTTCCCGGTATCCTTTGTTTTCCGTGTGCGCAGTTCGGTCGAGTGCTCTATCGAGCATTCAGTGCAATGAAATGCGGGCGTCCAGGTCGGTGTTTGCGTGTTTGAGGTGTTGAGATATACCAGGATATCGCCACCGTCGATAATTCCAGTGTTTGCTGCCATCTTATTGCTTTTTAATGAGTTTTGTAAAAAACTTGACTACACCGGTATCATAAAGCAGGTTAGCAAATACGCCAAACAGGCCCGCATAGAAAATAATCCAAATTGCACCTGTATTTTCAAATACTCCTGTATTTGTTAACCAGGCCAAAACGGTTAATAAAAAGGCAACCATCCACGATAACGATACCGCAAAAAATCCTTTAAAAACATCCGGCAATTTAAGTTTCAAAAATTGTGTAACGGCTGCTATCCAGACGCTCATAATCAAAATTGACGTAAAAAGCGTCAATGGATTAACCAGCACTACAACGGGCTGTACAGTTTTAGTTACTTCCTGTGCAGTTACAGGACTTGCAAAAACAAGCATTGCAATCATTCCGAAAAGCAATGCTGAAAAAAGTTTTAAATAAGCTTTCATAACTATTTAATTAAGATTTAAACGTTTCTTCAATAATCTGATAAGCAAGTAAATTAGGATTGAGGCCAGAAACAACCGCCCGGCATAAATCTGAACAATCTGCCAGTTTGTTAATTCATTAACCTGAACCGGTACCTTAACAGGCACTTCTTTATAGATAACAGAGTCTTTTGCTTCAACACGGACTGTATCGTGAACAACAAAAGCATGATAATCGAGAATTCCACCCTGAAAATTTGTTTGAGATGAAATTCCAGGCGTCTTATGTTCCGAAATCGATTTTAAAACAACCTGATTAAGCGAGTCGCACTCAAACATGGCTTTCATGCGAATGCTGTCATCGTTTGTTTTTACCTTAACCAATCGGGTTATAACTTTTTCTTTGTACTGAATAGGCACTTCAACAACTTGTTTTTGTGTTTTGCACCCGACTGCCAGAGCGAATAGTAGCGCAATAATCAATATTTTAAGCTTCATTTTTTACCTCCTGTTTAATTTCGTTTTTCTTCTGTGCAAATAAAAAAGCCATTGCCGGCCCGGCAATTGTGATAAAGATTGTTCCGGCTGCTGTAGCTGCCGTCATAATGTCGTTTCGACCAAAAAAAAGCACCTCCTGAGCAAACACCAAGGCAACCATAATCACGATAAAACCAATCAACCGGCTACTGCTTTGATTGCCTGATATGCTTTGAAAAAATGATGTTTTCATGTTGACGTTAAACGCGGTTTAGCCAACCGAAGAAATATACTTCCTGTTCTGGTTTTGCCTCACATATTGCAACATAGCGGGTAAATTGCAGTCCGTTCATTGCTTTGAGCAACGTTGAAATAACCCGCTCTGTCGAACGTCCCGGAAAAGCAGAAGTAAACATGTAAGCCGTAAAAGCTTTAATAGTTGCCGGACCAATCGATCCATCTTCATTGATATCAGAGTAATGTTTTTGGTTATTATTCAACAAGTTTAAGGCTTGCTGAAAATATTGAACGGCCTTTACTGCACCCTGATTGATAGCGGTATCAAATAATTCATCAGCAATTTCCTGAATGTTGATTTCATTAAATTTCAGGTTGTCGTAGAAATTAGCCTGGTAAAATTCCTGAACCATCTCTTCCAGTTCCTCGTCGGCGCGTAGCGCTTTTACCAGATCAACAGCATTAACAGCCCGTTTAATTGAATCAATTACAAGCCATCCCTCCCAGGTTGGCCAATTTTTGCGCGAAATTCCCTTCCAGGTTTCGCCGCCCAAATCGCGAGGATCGTTCGAATATTGCCCTTCGTGGCACATCGATTTGTTATACGATACTTTGAAATCTGTCATTTTTCAGCGGTTTTATGTTCGTTCATTGCTTCACGAGCTTTTGATACAAATACGTTTTTCTTTTTTGAGAAAAATTGAACGGCTTTAGCAGCTACCCATTTACCTAAGTAGGCAAAAGCGCCGGTTGCGAAAGCTATGCTAATCGAAACGAGAACATCGGTAAAAGCTGTCCAACTAATCAGGCCGGTAATTGCCCCGGCGATGGGTTCAAAAAGTCGTTTCATCTGTTGAGTTTTTTAAAAAAAGCCGGGATCGACAGGCTCACCCCACCGCCCGGCTTTCAGTCACAATTCAGAAAAGATATCAGTATCAGGATTTAAGCATTTTCTTCCAACAAGGCTACAACGCCTTTTTGATCTTTACGCGCCCAGCTTGCGCCAAAACGGGTCCATGTTTCGATGATGGTAGCACCCAGGTAGCCCGGAGCATTTGGGTTAATCGATGTCTTAACCATACCCTCTGCGCTGGCAACCATCTTGTCGTGCCAGAACAAAGCCGTCGGGCAATCAGTGCTTACAATGTCGGTATCGATTGCTTTTTTAGCGTACGCGCTCGAATACAGCAAACCGGTACTTTGATCGTCGGTTGAACGAATCATCAGTTCAATGCCCATGATGCGGCCAATGATGCCCAATTCCAGCTTCGAAGTGTTACCCGTTTTGTCGTAATCAACAAATTCGGCAATGCCCAGCAAATCGCTATAAAAATCGGCAGTAACAAGCCCGTAGAAATTACCGGCCATACCCGACAGGTTCATGCGCATCAACAGGTTTTGCACCTTGATCATATCAGCTTTGGTTACAGCTTTGCGATTAGCAATTGCACTGCCGGTAGCGGCCACTACGTTTGATGCGCGGCTGGCTCCTGATGTTTTCAGTATTTGAGCGGCGGCAGTTGGTCCCCAGCCAATGGCGGCAATGGTTGCGCAGCGGGTATTAATCGTACCGGCTTGCTGTACCTGTTTGGCAGCGCGCTTGTTGTAATTCAATGCAAATTCGCCGGGCAGATCAACCGCAATTGGCGGAGCATACACCAGGTCGGTAGTGTAATAATCAGAATCGTCGCGGGCAACATTGACCTGAAGGGGCAACGAGGCCGGTTTGCCGGATTTTGCTGCCGAAATACTGCCCTGAACAGGGCGTTCAACGCGTTCGGTAGTGTCTGCAATTCCGGTTTCCTGGATTGCTTTTTTGTAGAATGAATTGTCGGGAAACAATTGAACCTGTAACTCCGACGAGTACTTAATAGGATTAATTTCAGCCATTTTATAGATTTTTAGAGGCCTCCCCCAACCCCCTCCAAAAGAGGGGGCTTTAAGAAAAGCCGTTTGTTTTTAACTATCTTTTACTCAATGCACCTTCTTTACCCCTCCCCTTCGGGGAGGGCTGGGGTGGGGCTTCTTAATCGATTTGAATAAATGCGCCAGCTTCAACGAAATTGGTGCCGTCGTAGAAGAATGAAACCACATTGGTTTTTCCAGCTACTCCCGTAATGGTAGCACCCTGCATTTTAGTTCCAAAAATGGTAGTTTCGGTAGCGGCTGTTTTGCTTTTGACAAACAAGCGGGCACCTGCGCTTACCGATGCAGCTACAGTGAGGTTAAGCGTACGGTTGCCCGTAGCTGGAACGGTCACACCATCAACGATAGTCATATCGTTTACAATGTCGATTGCCTGCGCACCGGTTGCGGTGAGCTGTACAGTTGTTGCGGGGCCAAACGGCCATTTAATAATTTCAGCCATATCTTTGCTTTTTTAAAGATTATTCGTATTGAGCCTGGTCTTTAGCCACCAGTTGGGCAAACTTTTCCGGCTCCTGAACTTCCATGCGGGCCAGCGCCTTCGGATCGTTCTTTTCATACCATCCAAAATCCTTTTCAGTACCGACAGTGGCGGTGGCTGAACCTGTCGAAGCCTTGGCGGCGGCAACCAGATCGCTCATGCGGGCCTGTGGTGTTTTGGGAGTTTGCTCTTTCGACCCGAGTTTTTCCTCGTCAATCAGTTCGCAGAAAGATTCGGGATCGGCTTTGGCCAATGCCCGCATGGCTTTCTCTGTTTTATCGGTTACAATGCCGGTTTTTTTGCCGACAGCCATAAGCTTATCGATCAGCTTTTCGTTTAAATCGACCGGAGTCGATGGCGTAAGCTTTGCGATTGCTTCAACTACCTGATCTTCGGTAGCATCCTCGGCAAGGCCGAGCTTTGCAATTACTTTCTTCATTTTTACAGGATTATTTGTTTTTAACTCATCGGTTAATTTTGCTACAAGCTGAAGGGGTGAGAGCGCGGCTAAATCCATTTTTCGGCCTGTGACCGCAATTTCATCAACCAATTTTGCAGTAAAAGCTTCATCGGCAGTAAACCAGGTATCCGTTTTCATCATCCGGTTTACCTCGTCGGTTGATATTCCGCGTTTGCTAAGAAGAGATACAAGCGTATCTTTCAGCATTCCGAGGCTTTTCTGATCTTTAGCGCTGAGTGTTTTTATTTTATCGCCATTCTCATCTACATAATAAGGCGAATGAATCATCACTTTTGCATAGTCGTTGATAATGACTTTATCAGCAGCGGCAAGGATAACCGCAGCCATCGAGGCAGCTATGCCATCAATCTGTGCAATAATAGTTGCCGGACTGGCCAGCATTTCAGCTACTATACTTAAGCCTTGAGAAATTGAACCGCCGTTTGAATTGATGCGAATTTTAATTTCGTCGTAGTTTTGTCCTAGCCAATTTAATTCACGTGCGAAATCGTGTCCGTTGATGCCTTCGCCCAGTTCGCCGTAAAGCATCATTTCGCATTTTCGCTTATCCAAACCCACTATTTTTGTGAAATTCAATTCCATAATTCCGAAATTTTTATAAACCTTTGTTGCGGTTTTGCATTCCAAAAGTCCAAACATTTTTTTGATAAAATCGGAAAGTGTCCAACCGTAAAACGTTACTATCCAACTGTTTTACAAATTCAGCTAAAGCATAGAATTAATATCCATTTTTGAGCTGAAAAACAGCGAAAAATGGCAGTTACCAAAAACTCAGCAATAGAAGTTTTATTTAAAGATGGGTGGGATCAAAAGGATATTGCCCGCATTCTCAAATTATCGGAAGTAACCGTGTCGCGCTATGCGACTGAGCGCGGACTTCGTAAAAAACGAGCTATGCACTCGCTTGCAAGGCAAACGTCAGAGGAAAACTCTTTGATTGCGCTGGAACATCAATCGACTATTATTCGCATGATGGCTGAAAAGCTAAAAGGTGCTTTAAGCGAAGAGCCCGACATGGACGAGCTTAAAGCTGCTTTGCTGCCTAAAGGTGAGATTGACGCCTTGCAAAAGTTGTTTACTACTATTAAAGGTAAGGAACTCGAATGGTCTGCAGTAGTGAAGATTATTCGTGAATTTACTTCTTATTTAAAAGAAGTTGCGCCGGAAAAAGCTCAGGGCATAGTTGATCATGCCGATGATTACATCAACGAAAAGCGGAGGGTTATGTCATGACCGGCATTATGCGCTTAAAGGAAAAGCAGGAATACGAGGCATGGCTCAAAGAGAAAGCAGCTATTAAACGCCTTAGCCCTGAAAGCCGCGAAAACGACGAGGCGAAAAAAAAACGTATTACCGACCTGCTGAAACCAGGTCATGAGCCGCAATTTGCCCGGTATTATCTTGCCCATCTAATTGATTCAGAATTTGGGTATTTCCAGAAACGCGATATGAAAAAGGTTAGTGAAGAATCTGACCTGATGGCATTAATGGAATATCCCCGTGAACACGCGAAAAGCACCATTTTTGGCACTGTAATGCCCATGATCCTTTTAGCACGGACAATTTACTTACATACAAATGATTTTACAGGTTGTGTTTTAGGATCGGCGACTGAACCGAAAGCCGATAAATTGTTAGCCGATTTGCAAAGTGAATTGATGTTTAATAAGCGTTACATCGATGATTTTGGCGAACATTACGGATCAGGTAAGTGGACTGAAGGCTTTTTTGTTTCTACCCAAGGGTTTGGGTTTTGGGCATTTGGCCGGGGGCAAAGTCCTCGCGGCATTAAAGAGGCTGCATTTCGCCCAAACTATGGGCTTATCGATGATATTGACGATAAGAAGCTTGTCAAAAATGAAGAATTAGTTGACGAGGTTCTTGAATGGATGCTGGAGGACTTTTATGGATGTTTGCCGCTGAAGGGTAGCCGGTTTATCATGATTGGTAACCGTATTCACCGCAAATCAGTACTAGCTAAATTTGCGGGCGATATCGATGAAGATGACCCAATTCGTGAAGGTTTATACCACTCCAAAGTTTATGCGCTTGAAAACCCAAAGACGCATAAAATGGACTTATCAGAAAAAGGCGTTCCAGCTTGGAAGGAACGATATACCTACGAAATGCTGTGGACGAAAATAAACCGAATGGGTCGCCGTAGCGGGTTAAAAGAATACTTCCATCAGCACATTATTTTAGGTAAGGTTTTCAAAGAGGAACATTTGCCCTGGGAAGATATGTTACCACTAAACGAGTACGATTGCCTGATTACCTATAACGATCCATCATATAAAAACTCAATGACAAGCGATTGCAAAGCCATTGGATTGATCGGTAAAAAAGGAAGGTATTTCGACATTATCGACGTTTTCGACCGCCAGTGTTCAACTGCTGAAATGGTACGCGGCCATTACGCCATAGCCTCACAGGTACCATCCTATTTGGATTGCAGACACTATATGGAAGCCAATTTTATCCAGGATTTAATGCTCGAAGAATACTTTAGATATGGCGAGCAAAATCCGCCAATCCTCCGCATCCGGGGCGATAAGCGCAAAAAACCGGACAAGGAAGTTCGTATTGAAAACCTGACTCCGCTTACTGAACAATGCCATATCCGTTTCAACCGTAAGCTAAAGCATAAACCCGATATGATTACCCTGCGTGATCAGTTTCTGGGGTTCCCGGACAAACGAATTAAAGACGATGGGCCTGATATGGTGGAGGGTGGTATATTCATTCTCGATAAGAAGAAAGGCAAGCCAGGCAAGGGTGACCGATCAGTCAAAACCGGCCAGTATGATCGTAATAACGAACGTTCAATTTATTAATTGATATACCATGCAATTCTTAACTGAAAACGATTTTAAAGGCATCATCGGTGCCAACACACTTACACAATTGCGGGGCGTTGGCGATGCTGATTTAAATATTGCCGAAAGCCTGTCGATATCGGAGCTTGATCCGCTTCGGGCTAAGTTCAATATATCGGTTGAGCTGACTAAGTCAGATACTGAACGTAACCCGGTGATAATTCGCCTAATGGTGCATATTACTGCCTACTATCTGTATAATACGGTTGAAGATGCAGACATTCCCGAACGCATTACCGAAAACTATAAACAGCAGGTGCGCGACATCGAAAAGTTTGCAAACGGGTCAAAAGCTTGCTCACTGACTCCACTGATTGATGAAACAACCCAGGCGCCTAAAAGCAACTACCGTTTTGGTGGAGATGCTCCACGTAATAATGACATTTTTTAATTTTAAATACACATACCATGAAATTTTTTTGGCAAAAAAACATACAAAATGCGGCAACGCCACCAGCTACTCAAACGCAAAATAAAAAACGAGGTAGCCGAAATTCCGACAATGTTAATTTGCCGCAACCCGAACGGGTTCAAATGGAATTAAGCAATTTAAGGCAAAACGTTGAATTTGCTAAAGATGTGTATAATCCAATTTGGTACGATTTGTATCGCATGTTCGAAAATACATTGACCGATTCGGAGGTAATTACCCAACGTAAGATTGCCATAAACAAGATAAAGGCGGAAAAATTCATCATTAGTAAAAATGGAGTTGACTCACCCGAATTAAGCGCTTTGTTTCAAAAGCCCTGGTTTATGCAGTTTCACGAATGTTTTGTCGATTCTGAATTATGGGGTTATCGCCCGGTTGAATTTGGGCAATTTGATGCTGAGAATCAGTTTATCGACTGCCGTTTATTCCCGGTTTTCAACATTTACCCGCACAATAAAAACATTATTCTAAATTACACAGATCGCGCTGGTATTCCATATGCCAATGACGATCCGGCCAAAGGTGAGTTGGTTAATCCATACGAGCTTTTTATACTCGAATTGGGCGATACCAAAAGCCTGGGATTGATTGAGCCTTTGACACGCGAGGTAATTATTAAGGCATTTGCAACTCGCGATTGGAACGAACATTCGGAGAAATGGGGACAACCACGCGAAATAATACAAACAGACGCAGAGGGTCCAGACCTTGACACAATTGAACGTGGAGCCCGTAACTTTGCGCGAAACGGTTATCAAATCGTTGGCTTAGACGATAAAGTCACGACGGTTGAAGCCTCGAACAATGGCACTGGCTATTTGATTTACGACAAAAATATCGACAGGCGCGATCAAAACATCGCCAAAATCATCAATGGCCAATATGGCACCGGCGCTGAAAAAGCGTTTGTTGGCACTGCCCAGGTTGCCGAAAATATACTTAACGATTTTCATCATTCAAGGCTTCGCGACGAGCAAAACGTAATCAATTATGAGTTAATTCCTTTCCTTATTTTCCACGGTTATCCGTTGCAAGGCTGCACAGGTCGTTTTCCCGTATTGGACGAAAAAACACAGGAAGCCCCCTCTAACTCCCCCGACGGGGGAGAACCAGCAACCCCCGGCAAAGCACAAAATAACGGTAAAAAAAAAAGGATGGTAGCGCCCTGGTAGAGACAAGGCATGCCTTATCTCATGCATTGTCTCTACGCCGCATAGTGGCAAAATCGGAGTTATTCGATCAGGATGCCTTTGAAAAATCGTTTGCCGTATATTCGGAGCAGGTGCGCATGGGCGTTGGCGTTAAGAGCCTGAAAGATTTAAGCTACACCGATCCGCGATTTGAACTATACAACAACCTTCAGGCCGATGCTGCCCGCTTTGCTGCTTTCCGGGAAGCGCAGAAACAACGCGAGCTCAATGATGCTAAAACAGACCTGGATAAAGCTAAAATTGAAAAGCGGTACAAAGAATACCAGCTTACCGAAAAACAGGCCATTTTTGCCAATTCAGCCGCCGCTGAGCAGTGGATCGGGTTTCAAGAGAATGCCGATATTTACCCAAATGTTACCTTTCATACTGCGGGCGACTCTGATGTTCGCCCATCGCACCGGGCACTGGAAGGCTTAACCGTTTCGCTGAACGATCCGTTCTTGAAAACACACTCAACTCCACTCGATTTTGGTTGTAGGTGCCAATGGATTCAAACTGATGAACCGGTGAACCATAAGGATGAGCAGTATAAAGGCTATAAAAATACGCCGGTGGGCAAAGGCTTCGATTTTAATCCAGGCATCGATCAAACGCTATTTTCTGATAATGCCGGTTATTATACCAATGCCACGAATGCCGATGCCAGGCAATTGTATGAGCAGGCTACAAAATTCACAATAAGCAAATCACGCGACTTTGGATATGACAACATTAATAAGGCCGTTAAAAACAAAATTGGTGAAATAACAATGAATTCGACTACCAGGCGCGAGTGGATCAATCAACCGCACATTGATTATGCCGCTAAAAATTCATTGATCGAAAATCTTGATTTCCTTAAAAATCTGAAGTTTTCAAAAGCACCGGCCAAAGAAAACCCAATGGTAAAACAAAACTGGATCGCTAAAATTTTGCTGATGAATAAAGAGTCGGTTGTAATTGTTCGCGAGTACATCGACGGTAGGAAAGTGCTTTATTCAATTTCGGATAAGCCCGAAAAATTCAGGGAGTATTTAAAATAAAAATGGTCAGCGCCATCACTAAGGAAACAGTCCAAAGCTGAACGCCAACCATTTTCACGACAAATATAAACAAAATAATTAAATGAATTCGGACTTTATTAAAAAACTCGACCAGATACGGCAGCAATTGCCCGCTATTTTTAAACGGCTTCCAGGCATTGCCAAGGTTGAAGGATTACGGTTTATTGCAGATAATTTCGAACATGAAGGGTTCGAAGAAAAGAAAGGCAGTTATAAAGCCTGGCCAAAAAAGAAAACCAAAGGGGCAACGAAAAAAACGCTGGTGGGCGAAAAACGCGGTGCATCGTTAAAACGGTCGTGGCAGCAAGATTCGACTGCCGGGGCTGATTATACGGCTTTCCAAAGCCAATTACCCTACGCCGGTGTGCACAATGACGGATTGAAAGCCGGGCGACCTCCTGGCTTTATGATGCCGGAAAGGAAAATGATTGGCGACAGTGAGGCCCTGTTTGGAAGGATTGAGGGGAAGATGGATAGGATGATGGATGAAGCAATAAAGTAAGAAGCTTCCCCCCTGCCCCTCCGAAGGAGGGGTGATAAGAACGCATTGAATATGATTATTGATTAATTAAAAATATAACCAAAGAAACTGGAATCCCTCGCCAGTCCCTCCCCTCCGGGGAGGTTAGGAGGGGCCTAAATGTTATATCCAATTTACACGGCGCTTAAATCTCATTTAAATGAGGCCGACGAAAACAAGGTAATTAAAGGAATTGAGTGGTACAACGTGCAATACGAAGGAAGTATTGCCACAACTCCACGGCTGTTTGTTGAGTTTCCTGAACCGCTAAATTTTGGTGATTTAGGAAAAGAAGCCGATAAACGGGCGCCTGTTAAAATTCGCCTGCATGTAGTTACCCAGGCCTTAGCCGGTGCCGATGGCGCTATTGATGACCAGGTGGCAGCCGACCACGAAAAAACTGCGCTGTGGGTAAAAAACAAGTTGGATAACTTCTTGCCCCCTTTGACAAGCTCAGGGGCCAAGCCATGTTTAACACTTCATTTTACAGCCTGGCAGCATTTCCACAAGTATAAGGGCTGGATGGTGACGTTTGTGGAGTTTACGGCAAAGAAAACAACAGCCCCCTCCTAACCTCCCCCAAGTGGGGAGGAACAAAAAAACCAGGTCGCATTGACCTGGCTTTTTTTAAGCCCTCCCTTTTGGGGAGGGTTTGGGTGGGGCTTCTCACAAATCCTTAATCTCATCAAACATAGCTTTTGCCTGTTTGTGGTCTGGTAGCATTTCCTTCAGTAGGTTAAAAAGCGCGTGGTAGTTATCGCTGGTGTTTAGCTCACGGTCGTTGCATTGCAGGCAATCGATAATATCGTTCATCGTTTCAACGTAATCTTCGGCAGGATGGCACCCGGTTTTAACCTCAATGGCAAACCCTTTGGCAGTTTTAGTTACCATGATCTATCCCTCCCATCATTAATTTGTTGGCGATACTGAGGCGTACCTCGCGGTCATCAATCCGGGCTACATCGGCCATAATGGAGAGTAAGCGGTCGGAAGTAAGGCGGTTGGCACGGGTGCGATTGGCTGGCAATTGGCGAGCCGGAACATCGAACAGGGTTTGCTGCCGGTGCTGTTCTACTTTTTCGATAACCAACTCCTCGGCCCAGTCGCGGAATAATTTGGCCCGTTCCGATTTAATAAAGAAACCAAGACGAACAATACCGCGCTTTGTTAGCAGAAATGAATTGGGTTGGATGATACCTCGCGTTGCATGTGTGGACAAAATGTCCACACCCTTAACAACGTGTTTACCTTCAACTAATTCGGCACTATTCCGGTGTAGCGCCTTAAAAATTGCATACTTGGTAGTTCCGTAGCCATTAGCTACCTCGCTTACCGTCATCATATACTCATGATGTGCATTTGGTAGCACATTAACGGTGACTCCTTCTGTTACCGTCATCGGCAATAAATTGCCTACTTCATTCTTTAGGGTCTGCATTTTTAAAGAATTTATGATTAAACAAAAAAGGGCCCGCATGCTGCAGACCCCTAACATATCTCATAGAGATACGAAGAAAATGCCGTTCCAAGCGGCTCATGCGGGCTTTATCTTAAATTTTCTTTGCTGATTTTAGCCCTATGTAGATATATTAGAAAGTCTGCAAGGGCAAATATATAAATTAATTAGATTCGTCGTATTCCCCCGCCAATTTTTTCAGCAGTCGTATAATTTCATCGTTTTGGGCGATCTTTTTATTGATTTTGAAGTACCAGGCAACAAGTTCACGCCCAATTAAAAAAACAGCAATAATGGTAAGTAAAATAAGCGTAGTTGCATCCATGATTTATGATTTTAAATTGTGACTGAAATTAAAATATCTCAATTGATTCACTATCAATATCTTCACTTTTTATTATTCGTAAACCGCGAAATTGATATGACTGAAAACTTTCAATGTTAGTTCCAATTTCATTTTCAACTTTACGTTTAAGTAAATTAAACGTATTCGGATTAATCAATAGAACTTCTGGTTTTATAGCATTAAATCTACAATGATTAAATGCAAGATGTATTGCTATATCAAATTCAACAAACTCTAAATTTCCTTTAACAAAAATACGATGTTTCATTTGTTTGATTTTAAATTGTGACTATTTAACCAAATAAAGTTAGCTGTTTCTTTTGATTTTCTTCAAGCCGTTCAAGTTCTTTTTTAACCGGGATGAGCAGGTAGGCATAAAAAGTTGATCGCGAAATCTTAATCTGAGGGAAAATGATGTTTGCATAAATCCACTCGTCGGTACATCCACCATTGCCACCTATATTGTTCTTGCTGTGCTCAGCCCATTGTTCCTGAACCCATTGCGCCCGAAGTAACTTATTTCTTGTATTGTATGCCACGGGTTCAAAGATAAATTGTTAATTGTTAATTGTCAATTATAAATTGTTGCGGGTTACGGGTTTCGAGTTGCGCGACTCCAGCTTATCAAGCAGCCGGGTGGCATATTTTACCGTATAATTACCGCCTTTGTCGTTTATAGCTTCATTTTGGCTCAATTCAGCCGCTGTTTTGCAACGCTCTTCAAAATAGGTAGCAAACCAGGTCATTACCTTCGGCACATCGAGCGATTCGTAAAACGAGCCGTAATCGCCGTTAATGGCCGCATTGAACACAAAATTGATGTCGGCAACTGTCAATACTGCATACTTCGAAACCACACGCTCGGCAATTGCATCTATTTTGGTTGCGTTCAGTGGCCGGGCAATATTCACAAGTTCCGTTAATTGCACCAAATAAGCTTTTATCAATGCTTCCACTTTTTCGGGGCCATTGGCCGCTTTGAGTTTTCCCAGCGTAGGGTAATCGCCGGCCACCTTCAGCACATCAGTAACCGAACGCACAGCCTTTAGCTCTTTGTTCAGCACACTAGGTAAGCAAGTCGCGAGCGATCTGGGCGCGATAGTCGGCACTGATGCCGCTTGCTGCGTTGCCGGAGTTGCGTTTGATTGAGGTAGTGATTTCATTGAATTTTTTATTGATTACCGTAAGTGAGAATGCGTTGTTTTTATACCAGTCGGGCAATTTGCTGATGAGCGCCTCAAAAGTTTTTACCGTTTGCTCGTCGTTAAGATACGTCAGCGCTTGCAGCTTTTTAATTATATCGGCCAATGCAATGCCGTCTTTTGCTCCAAAGGCATACGAAAGGCCTGAATAATCGGTAAATTCACGATTAAATATGTGCTTACATTGATTAAAAACTGTTTGACGTTCAGATTTATTTTCGTGGTATTCAACGCCCAGCGCTTCGGCCAAAGCTTCGCGCAATTGTTGTTTTGTTGCAGCGGGGTTGCGTAGTGTTTTAAGTAAAAGTTCGCTCATAATATTTCTTTATAATATTCAATGACTTGTTCGCATCCAGCTTGCAAAACGTACCATTTATTTCTATCAAAGCAATAAAATGCGACTCCTTTTGACTCTTCACCACCCATTGTAATAGTTTTTACAAAAAACCAATCACTAATATTTTTTGATATGTGAAATTCATCCTTACTTTTTGGAGGAATTTCATTATATTTTTTTATTTCAAAAATTTTAGTCTCCATGTTAATTATCTGAAAGTTGACTGAATCCATTTGCTTTATTCCAGGCTTTTGTGCCTGCATTTTCGGCTGATTTAGTAAAGTTTGCCTCCAGTCCGCGAAATTGTTTGATCAACTGGTCAAGTTCGTCAATGGTGTATTTATTAAGCCGTTTTTTAAGGATGCTTCGAGCTTCCATAAAGGCATTGAACTTATCGAAGTTAGTGCCTTCATGAATGCCCACGCGTTGAGCGATTGCCAGAACTATTGCCCGTTTTTCCTTTAATGCAAGCTGTAATGCTAGCTCCCCTGATGCTTTTTCAATCTTGTTTAATTCATTAACAAGCTGAGTAAGTTCAAGATCGTATAATTCACGGGTACTTTTTGTTCGTCCATCAGTAAATGAATAAATAAGCTCATGCCTTGAATCAGCATCGAAGCCTTTCTTATTCAGTATTGCCATTAACTGGCGGTGTTTTGATTCGTTCATCGCTGCTTGTATTCAATTTATTGCATGTCAATATTTTTTAATAGGTTCGTTAAATTGATCAATAGTAATTGATCCGGCATTAAGTTGCATAAGTAAATTTCGTCCCATTTCAACTCCTTCATTAAATATTTCGTTCTTTTCATCTGCAATAGCTTGTATTGCCAGTTCTTTTACTCTTTGTTCACGATTTTTAATGTCATCTAGTGTGTTTTCCAAATTGTTCAAGATATTTTTAATTGAATCATATAATGATGCTGGAATTGTATATGATTGCCCATTACTTCCCATAGAATATTTTAAACATTCCTTTTGATTTATCAATACTGCAAATTGATTGTTATAGGCATCAAGTAAATCATAACTCAATTGCCTTACAGTTTCATTTTTAAATCCGTAGAAATGCTGAAAAAATCTAACATATTTACGTTCTGTTTCAACATTGACTTGTTTCCCTCGCTTTAAAATTTCTGCGCATGATGGACACAGTTTTGTGCGAATACTCCTATGTTGTTCAAGTCCTGTTTTGCCGCAACCTTGGCAAGGTTCTTTTCCTTCGTACATAGTTTTCAATTTTAAGTGAATAAGTATCTATCGTTTTCTTCAATAATTGTCGTTTTGAAAGGGAATCCATTTTCAGGAACCTTTTGAATGACTTCGATCAGTCCGGTTGACGAGGTAAAAACCACGTGTTTGCGGTTGTCAAACGATATTTGCAGGTGCAGGCATTTACCGGTGCCTTTCTCCTGAAATGATTTTACTTTTGAGTCTTCCAACTTGAAATGATGTACAACGATTTCACGGTTTAGAATTCGCGACATCTTGATTTTATCACCTTCAAAAGCCTGGCTCTCGATTTTAATGTTGAATTGACTAAATGAATTCATGCAAGTAATTTTTTCATAAGGTTTTTGCTGTTACAATGCGAAGCCCAGCCGTTGTATGAAGCAATTGATTGGGGATTGCGCCGCCGCTTTAACATGCGGGCAAAGCGCTGTTTTATGCTTTTGCGTAAGAGCACGTGCGTGTGTCTGAAGATATATCCAACAAAGTCGATCCCGCGCGATTCGACCGGAAAAATTTGATAATTCTGTTTAACGGTGAGCTTCAGGTTATCGTGCAGGTATGTTCTGATATCAGACAGCAGTTGATGTAAATAGGTCTTATCAGAGGCAAGTATAACCAGGTCATCGGCATATCGGAAATAATACCTTAGTTTTCGGTCTTCCTTGATCCAATGATCAAAGTATGCCAGGTAGAAATTTGCAAAGTATTGACTCAGATAGTTGCCAATGGGTAAACCTTCGGTACTGTCAATAATCTCATCGAGCAACCAAAGCAAATCATTGTCTTTAAATTTTCTTCTGAGCAAACCTTTTAAAACATCATGGTCAACAGATGGATAAAACTTTTTAACATCGAGCTTCAGGCAGTATTGCGTATTTTCAACGTCGTTTAAAGCCCGTTTAACTGCTTTTGCAGCGGCATGTATGCCACGGCCTTTGATGCAACTGTACGTGTTGGCGGTGAATGTTGAGACGAATATTGGTTCCAGAATATTCATAACGGCGTGATGGGTGATGCGGTCGGGGAAGTATGGCAGTCGGAAGATCAGGCGCTCTTTAGGTTCAAACACCGTGAATGTGGTGTATTCGGACGTGCGGTAAGTTTTGTTTTTCAGCATTGAATGCAGCTCATGTATGTTTGCCTCGCGGTTGCGGTCATGGGCGATCACTCCGGGCTGTTTTGATTTACCTTTGCGGGCAATTTCGTCAGCAAGCTGAAGGTTTTCAATGCTGTAAATTTGTTCGTATAGGTTATTTATCCTTTTCATTTTCCTGATCTGTTTTGTGCCTTTGCTTTTTAATGAGTCGCTTTCCCCGTAAGTACCAACGCCCCGTTAAACACTCGTTATTTTTTGCCGTGTTGGCAAGGTTTACACTGCAGAATAGCATAGGTGAGAGCTGACATTCGTATTCGTGTTATCGTAGTTGTAATTCGAATTCGAAAAACTGAAACCGGAAGACAGAACTAGCAGCATCGCAGTGTACAACCCTTTTTATCTTATTATGAATACAGCAAAAAATCGCGGTATTCAGCCTCAAATTGCTCAGTTATGTATAGGGCCTTCTCACGTGTATCAGTGCAAAGGCGAGAGCCGACATCCGTAGACGCGTTAACGTAGCCGTAATGCGAAAGCGAAAAACCGAAACCGGAAGACAGAACCTCAAACCAGGGATAGTACTTGTATTGATTCCAGTTGCTCCAGTCGGGTTTCCACCCGTTATTTATTGCTTTATATATAATCAAAAGCTTGTAGTAATTAACAACGTGCTTTCTCATGTCTTCAGGAAGCATTGATACATCAGGAAGTTGTTGCGGATCAATACTCTCTTTTGCGCAGGCGTCTTCAAAAGTTTTGATTGTTCTAAAATCAAACTCAATTACATTTTTTTCTTCGTTTGTTGAATTTGTTGACATAATCTTAATTGTTTAGTGTTAAAAATTGTTTGTAAATATCAATGAATTGCGTTGCTGCGTAGTTGCTTTTAGCCTCAGACTCGAAGCAAAGGCGAGAGCCGACACTCGTATGCGTGAGATCGTAGGCGTAATTCGAATTCGAAAAACCGAAACCGGAAGACAGATTGAACCATGGCCACCACTTTTGCTGGCTTTTATTGTCCCAATCCGGAACCCAGTTTTGATTAATTGCTTTTGCCACTATTTTCATCTTTTTGTAGGCAATCTCATCTGGAGTATCATTTTCGGTGAATAAGCTTTTAGGATCATTAATGCCAAGCTCCTCGCAGGCATCTTCAAAAGTTTTGATGTCCTTAAAATGTCGTTTTTCGAATGCTTTTGCGCCAAATTCGGCAGTAAGTTCTTTCTGAAACCATGCGGGCGACGTTGGATAAATCGCCTTTGCTTTTTCAAGTGTCATTTCCATATCTATTCAATTTAAATTGTGACTGACATTATTGTCATTGCCCCTGATCAGGGAATCGAACCCTGATCGTGAACCGTTCAGGGTATTACTCAGCTTTTACAAAGTCGAGATAATAATTTTGGCCTACTTCGAAGAAATTGGACGCAGGAGTTTCATAGCTGATGTTTAGATATGCTCCACCTGATGGAGTAAATTTGGCAAACGATTTGTTTTCTTCGCTTCCATCGGTTACTGCTAAGAAATCAACTAACTTCTGTTGAGATTCAGGCTGATCTTCAACTTTAATACATTGAAATTTTGCTCTTACTTGTTCCATTTGATTTTTTTTTATTTAATTTCTGGCTTATGCCATTGAGCCGAATAGGAGAATCGAACTCCTGTATCTCAACCACTCCGGGAAAACACTCCGGCGGTTTACCGATCTGCCACTGATCTAATCCGGCGGTTTGCCCCGGCCAATCATTCCGGGGCTCTCTCAACCAATTATCAATCGGTAGAAGCTTCTTTGGGCTTTGTAGTGTAAAAACTTGTTTGATCTCCACAACACTTTTTAGCCTTTTTACCACTTCCACATTTACACAGTGCATTTCTATCTTGTTTGCGTGTTACAATTGGCGATCCGTCGCCAAGATGTATTGTTACCATTTGTCTTTCCCTTACCATAACTAGATGCTTGAAAAATTCAAATCAATCACGTTGTATTTGCCGTCAGCATCTGCTACCGAAACTCGAAAATAGCGTTTAGAAGAGGGGCGACGAATAGCTTTTTCAATAGCATCCAGCATAAGATGAAATGCCGGGTACTTTTCGGCATCAATGCGTTGCCGATACTTCGTTAAACCAGTCACTTTTTTGCTGTCAAGCTTTCCGCGCGAGGTCGAAAAAGCATCAAGAATCAACTCTCGTATCATATTATCAAGCCCATTAGTGTTCATAGTTAAAAACTCGTCCATGTGCGATTTTGCTACAGCAATTAGCGTATCATCAAACTCAATGCGCTCGTTTACATCAACCTCTGCTTTTACACTTCTGTCAAAATTAAAAATAGCCATGTTGCCCTTTGTTTCTTTTGCTTCAACATTGTTTTCGGACATTACTGCTGCAATAATTTCGTCAACATCTTCAGAAAATTCCTTTTTGAAATCAGCCAATAGTTTGTTAATACGCTTCGCCTTTGCTGTTAACTTGTCAAGCTTTTGCTCCTTCAGTTTTTCTGCCGGGGTTACCCGTTTTGCCGGGATTTCTATCCCGTTTTCGTCAATCCACTTTTTTGTTGCCATTTTTGTTACTTTTTAAAAGGTTTATAATTGTTTCGTCAATCAATTTTTCGAAGAATTCTTTAGCTGGCTTTTTGGAGCCATCTGACAGCACTACATGCAGACGGGGCACTTGATACAGCTCGCTTCGGTTGTGGTATTCGCTTCGCCATTCGGTAATATCAACCATTTCAGTTTCATAGCCAATAAGCTTTAAATAGGCAGCCAATTGTTCGTTAGTAATGTGAACTTGAATGATCATTTTTTTATGATTTTGGGTACCTGCAAAATAGATTCGTGTCGGTATTCGGCCTGAAATTCGCCGTTTAATCGGTTTTCGAGAACTTCAATGTGATAGCGCAATACGTTAATTTTTCGAGCTAATTCAATAGAAAAATCGCCGTTTAACTGCTTTTTTTCCAGTTCTTTAAGGCGTTCAACAGACCTGAGCCGATCTCCTTCTAATGATGCCCGGCATTCGGCTTTGCTCTGTACTGTTTGTATGTTTCGTTGCATTTGCAAATATTTTTTTTAAGGTTGATTGTGGTATTAAACTGGAATTGAACCTGAGCCGAATGTAAATTTCGTTGTACCCATCGGCCTGATAGTAGTGGCACACCCGCCATAACTGAAAACTCCACCAAGTCCAAAAGTGAGGTGAGCTAAGTATTTGCCTGAAAGCTTTATCAGGAGATACTTGAATTGAAAGTTCTCCAAATTGAGCTTTAAAAGTAGAATGATTCTTTATCCTATCGCGTAAAATGTCTAGATAGTCGCAACCCGAATCAAAGAACAGCGACCACGTAGCTGTATCATTTGCCCTAACTGATTGAACAGCTTTCGAGTTAATTACTTTTTCGATAATTGTTGTTTCCATTGTGACTATATTTTTAAACCCCAGTATTCGTTTGCCATTTGCTTGTTGATGTCTATTGTTTCGCCACCGCCGTAGCGGCCTACCGGGAAAGCTCTGAAACCTTCAACCCGAAAAGCGATGTTTGCATCGCGCCATATTCGTCGTGCAGTATTGCCTTCGGGTTGTCGACCTTCAATGTGAGAGATATAGATGAATATTTTGGTGGGGAATTGCTTTTTCAACTGCTTGTATTCATCCCAGGTAATTCCCCAAAACTGTATTGAATCAATTGCGACAATATCGGGGCTCTTGTGTCTGGAAAGGCGTTCGGCTAATTCGGGTACAGTTTCTGAACCGCTTGTACAAACGAAACGAGTTTTTACATCAATCATTCCAACCCGTTCGATTTGTGCTTTTAGAGACAATGACAATTTTTCTTCAACCGGATGATACATCACCCTTCCAAAATTTGTCAGGTATTTAGAGAGCTTCATTGCAAAACTGGTTTTTCCGTTTTTTGGTGGCCCGTAAATGAAAAACGTGCCTGAAACTTCTGGTTTACCACATGCTGCAAGCCACTCCCCGGTAAAATCCATTACATTGAATTTCGCGTCAATAATGTTGTTTACTGAGTAGGCGCGAGACATGCAATTATTGGTTTTTTGTTAGTTCGTTGTAAATTCTGCGAAGCGATGGACGGCCATCTTCGCCCATGGTGTTACGCAGTATAACCTGGTGGTTAGCATCAGCAGGAGCATTAGCCTTAATAATCATCATTGCAGTTGCATTTAAAAGCTTGTTGCTTTCTTCGCCAGCAACCGGAACCACTTTGCCGTATCGTTTACCAAATCGGCTGAAAAGCTCAGTATATCCAACCTTTTTGTAGTTAATCGAGTTGCGGATACGGTTTTCAAGGCCATCGGCACCCATCATGTAAAAACCGCAAAAGTGTTCGGTAGCATTCCAAAGAGCCTTTATCTCTAACATAGCCGAGTGTTCCAGATCGCCAGCCTCGTCGAGTACAATCAACGGCTGAACCAACGTTTTGAGGTAAAAAACTAAATCGCTGTACACGTCGGCATAACGGCCCGTTGAGCCAACGCCAAAACCCTGGGCAATTCCGCGTATCATCTTTTGCTTGCTTTTCACCTGCGAGCAGTCGATGTAAACCGCGTTTTTCGTGTTTCGGCAATAGTACTGTGCCGCGAAGCTCTTACCAATGTCGGATAAATCAACCAGCATCGACGAAAGGCCCTGCTCCTGACAAACTTTTAGCTGTGTAGTGATAAATTGGAATACCGGGGTATTGGCAATCTTCCATTCAGGGCGATTGCTAAGGCTCACGTTTAGTTGCCGGGCCAGACTGATAAATTTTGAATCGCTCAATACCTGTTCGGTTTCGCCTTTTTTAAGACGCGAGTAAATGGCAGCATTCAGGCCGATGGATACTGCAAAACGGGCATCCGATCCGTCGAAATTTTCGCGGGCAATAGCCAGCGCGTCAATTACTTTTTTCTTGAATTCAATTGTGACCATGATTATTCAGCGTTTAATTCGTCGATGTATTTATTCACGTGATCAATGAAATCACCATAACTGACATATTCGTCGTATAATTCAGTCGAATAATCATAAACTATGCTAAGCACAGTCTCGTAGTCTAATAACTGGCTTTGCCACATTTCAATTTCCGATTCTTCTAAATCGGCGGCAAACGAAATAATGTTGATCAATAAAAATTTTAAAAATTCAATCTTTTCATCTTTTGTTTTCATAATTGTGATTGTTTTATTGGTTAGTATTTAAGTGAAGTCCAGTGAATAATCTTGCCTTTAAAATCGTGATCAAACCAATTCCAGAAAGCTTCCAAAGAATTAAAACCATCGTTTTTAATTAAATCTTTAAAAGTCTGATCTAAATAAAATCCCATTGGTTCAGCTTCATATATAACGCGACCGTCAGTCGCTACAAACTGGTAATCTTTCCTGTTAATTATCTCAATTTTCTGAGTTGAAACGCATGGGAAAACAGGCGCAAACTGGAATTGATTCTTTGATCGGTTATTAATTACCGGATGTATTAACCGCCCAGCATGCCAGCGGTCGTGTATGTCTTCGCGAATGGTTGTAATCTTCGGAATCATATTATTAATTGGCTCCCAATTATTCAATAAGAAATTTCGTTCGTCAGAAGTTGCTGCGTTAAAAAATTTCACAAATTCTTCATTTGTAAAAATTTGGTTGCTCAATAGTCCCGCCCAAATCTTTTCTACAAAATGCGTTTTTGTTCCATTTTTAGTCTGTGTTGAAAATGGTAAAATCATAATTGTGACTATTTAAAGTGAGTTGATTGCTTTAGCAGCCCAGTCTGTTGTAAACTCGTCGGTTTCGTAACCTTCAGGCTGGCGGGTTTCTTCAATGATAATAGTAGTAGGTAGCTCGTCGAGTTGTTTCGACTCTTCGCGGGTGATGGTCCCGATTTTTGGAATTGCAATGCGACGGTCGCGTACCTGTTTGTCAAATTTCGAGATGCGTTTGTTTTGTTCGAGCATTCCGGCTTCGTCAGCGGCTGTCCGTTCAATGGCATTTTCATTGTAAGCATTCGCAAAACGGTCTGTAGCTTCGCCTATGTATGTATTGCCCTGGTATAGATATACTTTGCTCGTAGTTCCATCAGCTTCAGGAAGCCAATAGGCAGTAACCTCGTAGTTATTCGAGCGCAAGCGTTTCAACAAAGTAAAATCGGCAATGTTGAACATCGTATCGTTCACCCGAACGAAGTCGTTATTCACAATTGAGGTTTCGGTTACGTTGCCAATGAATTGATACAAGTACCAAGGCTCAATTTGCTTCAGGTCTGGATTGATTTGCGACAGTAAAACATCGCGGCGGGTCATTCCCGGATAAGTCTTTTGCAGCGGGTGAAATTCGTTGTTGTGTTTTTCAACGTCCGAAAGGTCATCGGCAATAATGGTCTGAGGTTGCAATTTATCTTCAATGAAATCACCGGCCATTTTATTACGAACACTCCTGAAAGCTTCGTGATTGGCGTACCACCGACCGCGCGTATGGCCTTCGCGTTTTGATGTTCCGTATTTGAATGCCTTGATTTTATGCTCTGCACGTTTTTCTGTTGGGCTCTCGCAGAAACGAACGAACGGGAACAATTCTTTTAACCAGTCGAAATCCTGCATCAGGTGATATTCAACTTCCAATTCGCCAGGCATCGGGCAATTCAGCGTTGAAAGCTCGCAAAACATGTTCCTGAACGATTCAATAACTGTATTGTGTGTTGGTTTACCCACTACATAAGCCGGACGGAACCAATAGCCTGAAACCACATCAACCGCGATGTATTTGTAAATCCATCCGCGAACAGATTGGCGGCTAAGTGCCACGTCATCCATCGAAATCTTGGAAAGTGAGAACCGGCCAAGTTTACGCTGATGTTTCGGGCGTTTCGAGTTTACATAGTCGAAGTTTCCGTTACGATCAGCATAAACAGCCGTATTATTAACCACATCTTTTAAGTAATTCCAAACCGTTGCTTCGGTAATTTCCATAGCGCGGCCTTTGTGCCTGAAGTCAGAAGGATTGAAAACTTCGCCGGTTGTTTTGTCAAAAATTTCTTTCGATCCGCATACAAATTCAAGGTAACGCTGATGAACAGTTTTAATAAAAGGCTTGTCGTTTGTGCGCCAGATGGCCAGTAAAAGGTTTTCAATGCTGGTAGAAACTTTTCTACTATTGTCGTTGCCTTGGTTGCCATGAATAAGGCATCCGTAACCTTCATTTATATACTGTTTAAACAGTCTTTCAAGGCTACGTGCATTCGTCACGCGAGTGCATTGGTATTTTGTCAACTGGTTGTTATACCAGGCAACGGCATGCTCCCAAAATTCGCCCATTTTCATGCGTTTACCAGCCTTTGCCCGTGCGGAAATCTGTTTTTCCAATCCACTTCGCAAACCGTTCAATATGCTGGCTCTGTTGGTATACTCCTCTACATTTTCCACCAACAAAGGTGAACCATCTTGTTTACGGAAATCAAGATAATAATCGCGGGCGGCTGTATCCAATTCAACCGTATAAGTTAATGTAGTCTTTTGCTGTTCAACTTTTCCAAATGCAGCTTCAATAACCCGAAGGCGGTCAGGGCGCTTGATTGATTTAACATCAATAAGGGTATTACCTGCGACAGCTCTATTAATAATACTAAGGAATCCGCGTTTACTGTCGTTTTTAAACTGGTCAATTGTAAAACCAAGACTTAACCAGTCGTTTACAGATATTGCTACCGTATTATTGAATTCCTGATACATTGTCGTGATTTATTTATCAATTTGACCTGCAAGCCAATAAGCGCCACCTACTAAAAAAGCAACGCCAACAATTCCGATTAAAATTCCTGATACCATCGTGTTTTTATTTATTGATTTCAACACCACCGCGTTCAACGGCTGCTTTTCTTATGCGTATAGCCAAGGGAGAGTTTAATTTTCCGCTTAAAGATTTGCGGACGGTAACATGACTTGTTTTAAAAATTCGTTGCAATTCTTTTTTCTCGCCGTGAAGTACTAAAACTGATACCATCGTTCTAATTTTTTTTGGTTAATTTTGATGACCGTTTCACTTTAGAAACTGATTTCAAAAATAATAGAGATATTTCAGTTATGCAAGAAAATAATAGAGAAATTTCAGTTATAAAACAAAGAATTTTACAATTTGCTGAAAATGAAGGTATTTCTAAGTATGAATTATATCAAAAAACAGGAATATCTAATGGTGTTTTTTCACAGAAAGGTGGAATATCTGAAGAAAATCTGCTGAAATTTCTCTCTTACTATAACAATATAAATGAATGTTGGATACTTAGAGGAAAAGGAGAAATGATTAAAAATGATACAATTGACAATGTAATTACAATAGATAATAAAAATGAATCGTATAAATTTCTTTTAAACAGGATCGAAGAGCTTGCAATCGAAAATTCGGCGCTAAAAAATGAAATTACCGACTTAAAAAAGAAAAAAAAGTATGATGAACCTGGTTGCTTGTCTATTGCATCAGAGCCTTAA